ATTCTTTTTTTATGGACAACCGATGCTCACTTGGAAGAAGCGATGAAAGTAATAAACGCTTGGGGCTTTAAATACAAAACGATTGGTTTTACTTGGCTTAAAAAAGAGAAAAGCGGTGTGCAAAGTTGTTATGTGGGTTTTTGGACTACTAAGTGTGGGGAAATATGTTTGTTAGCAACAAAAGGCAATATGAGCAAACATTTAAAGAAACGCAATGTAAGGCAATTAGTAGAAGCAACAAGGGGTAAACACTCTGAAAAGCCAAATGAAGTAAGACAAAGAATAGTTGAAATGTTTGGAGATGAATTGCCAAAGATTGAATTATTTGCAAGGCAAAATTATAATGGATGGGATGCTTGGGGTAATGAAGTTGAAAACAGTATTGATATTACCGACTATGAATAAACGTGCGGTGGCTTTTTTCTTTTTATTTTTCCTTCACGGATTTTCAATTGGAAACGGTCAGCAAGGCATTTCATATAACGTTATGCGGCTTTGTGATGTTGCCGAAAAAACACACACTAATTTTTAAATTTAAGACAAATGTTTAAAGATATTAACGAGCCTTTAATTTTAGCCGAAAACGGCAATAGCACAAAACCGATGTTACAAGCAGTACTTTCTCTTTTTGACGGAATGAGTTGTGGACAAATTGCATTGAATAAAAACGGATTTGAAATTAAAGAATATTACGCTTCTGAAATTGATAATCACGCAATAAATGTAACTCAAAACAATTTTCCTAAAACAAAACAAGTAGGAAGTGTAACAGAATTAAAAACTGATAATTTACCTAAAATAGATTTATTAATTGGTGGTAGTCCTTGCCAAAGTTTTAGTAACGCTGGATTAAGAAACGGTTTTGATGGTAAAAGCAAATTATTTTATGAATATGTAAGGGTTTTAAAAGAAGTAAAACCAACTTACTTTTTACTTGAAAACGTGAAAATGAAAAAAGAATGGCAAAATATTATTTCTAAAGAATTAGGAGTTGAACCAATAGAAATATGCAGCTCTTTATTTTCTGCCCAACAAAGAAAGAGATTGTACTGGACTAATATAAATGTTGATTTATCAAAGTTGCCAAAATCAAACAATGTGATTGCTGATGTTTTAGATTTACCAATTAAAAATAAAAGAGAAAATAAAATATTAATGAGCAAATCTGATTTTAAAGTAAAAGTTAGAAAAAACTATATTGATAAAAAAGAACTTGCTTTGTTTTTAAGAAGTTACAAAACTAAAACCATTAATGAAATATCTATTTTTTGTAATGCTCCAAAAACTATGGTTGAGCATTGGTTTAGAAATGATAATAGTTTTTCAATTCCTGATGCTGAATATTGGTTTAAATTAAAAGAATTTCTTGAAATAGAAGATTGTAAATACGATAAAGCAGTTACTGAATTTGAGTTAAAAAACAATTCATTTGATATGGCTAAACGAATTTACCATATTGATGGAAAACACCCAACACTTACAACACTTACTGGTGGCGGACAAAGAAAAACTATTACAGATGGAAACGAAATGTTTTATTTAAACCCTGAACATTGCGAAAAATTACAAACCGTTCCATTAGGATATACAAAAACAGCAAGTGAAAGACAAAGATTTAGAATGTTGGGTAACGGATGGACAGTTGATGTTATTGCCTTTATTCTTTCTTTTATACCGCAGTCGCAGTATTGCTTGTAACATAAATATATACTCAACTGTATTGAAACACTAATAAAATCAACATGTTAAACGAAAAAATTATAAAGATTTGCGAACAAAAGTTTATATATCTTAATTACTCTCCACGAACAAAAGAAAACTATATTTATCACATAAAGGATTTTGTAAAAAGTATTGGAGATAAACAAATATCACATTTAAATGCTAAAGATTTTCAAAACTATTTAGATAATTATAAATTTAGTTCAGTTTCTCAACAAAATCAAGTGATAAATTCTATTAGATTTTTATATAAATACGGATTAGAGAAGAAGTATGATAAAGTGTCTTTTAAAAGACCAAAATCAGAGAAAAAATTACCAAGAGTAATTGATAAAGATTTTTTACTTGATAAGATTTCAAAAATTGAAAATTTGAAACACAAAGCTATTATCACTTTAGCTTACTCTACAGGAATGCGAGTTAGTGAAGTTTGTAATTTAAAAATTGAGAATGTTGATAGTAAAAGAATGTTGATTCATATTGTTAATAGTAAAGGTAGGAAAAGCCGTTTTGTTCCTCTATCTTCTACTGTTTTAAATCTTTTGCGCGAATACTTTAAAGAATGTAGACCAAAAGAGTTCTTGTTTAGTGGTCAGTTTGGATTGAAATATTCGCACAGAAGTTGTAATGAAATAGTTAAGAAATATATTGGTAAAGATTATCATTTTCATTTACTAAGGCATTCACAAGCAACGGCATTATTGGAAGCAGGAACAGACCTGCGAATCATACAAAAATGTTTAGGCCACAGCTCCTCAAAAATAACCGAGGTCTATACTCACGTGTCAAACCAAATTTTAAGTAAAATAAATTTGCCAATATAAAGATGAAATATAATACATTTTGTAGAAGTAAAAATGGTTCTGAATACATAGATTGGCAGTTTTCAGGAGAAATAAAAGAAACTGAACAAGGGGTTAAATATTTAAAAATAAATTTGCAAGAGTAAAATAAAAAGAATATATTTGCATAATTAAATAACAGAAGGATGAAATTAGGATATAAAGGAACAGACAAAAATTTAAAGTGCAGAGATGTAGCTTTTGAAGTGGGTAAAACTTACTATATTGATGACAAAAATGAAGTTAAAGAAGTAAAAGACGGTTCAATAATAATTAGTCCTGAACTAAAACTTTGCACAAAAACAGCTCTTCATTATTGCAATAACTTGGAAGATACTTTTGATTATTATACAAATAACGGCGGTAATAGATTTTTTGAGATTGAAATAATAGGTAATTTTGAAGATGGTTCTGACAAAAAGAGCGGGGCAAAGTGTATTAAATTCTTAAGAGAAATAACTAAGGAAGAGTTAAATAAAATCGAAGCAGATAAAAAGAAAAAACTGCTTGATAAAGCTATGAAAATAGAAACTGTAAGAGCATTACAAGAATTGAATCCTCATCTTATAGTTGGAGGAAGTATAGCACTTTATTTACAGGGTGTTAGACTTAACCGTTTTTCTTCAGGTGTTGGAGATTACGATTTTATTTTACCATTTTACTCAAAACTTTTAACCAAAGAAGGCATTAAGGTTGACGAAGATGGAGGAGAAGAGAGGTTTAGCGGAAGTGATTATGATGATTGTATCTTAATCAATAGTTTAAAAGCCGACATAAAAATTGACCCAAAACAAAAATATGAACTGTTAAAATACGATGATTTTGAATTTAAAGTTGTACCACTGTGGACGATTTTGGAGGCAAAGGCAAAATATGCTCAAACAAAAAATGGTCAAAAACACAGAGAAGACATTTTAGAAATGATTTTAAATAAATAACAGATGAACAGTAAAATTAAAAATTTAGATTACTCAAAACTTCTTTTTGCAGATTGTGAAACCATCAGAGGAGAAGAGACTTTTGACCAAAGCCACCCATATTATAGTGTTTGGCAGTGGAAACAGAGAAATAAAGAGACTAATGAATTTCTTTCAGATGAAGAAAATATTCGCCTTTATTATGATAAATCGGCATTATTCCCTGAGTGGGGTAAAATAGCTTGTATATCTGTTGGATTTATACATAATGATGAACTTCATATTAAGTCTTTTGTTGGGGAAGAGAAAGAAATACTGACTAATTTAATATCTTTAGTTAAATCCACGGGCAGGAGTTTAGTCTTTCATAACGCTGAGTTTGACATGCCCTACATAAGAAAAAGGTGGTTCATAAATGGATTAAAGACAGAAGATTATTTATCTGAGACACAAGGTAATGATGTAGGGATGAAAGTGTGGGATATGGAAAAATCTGTACATGACAGTATGAAATTATGGAAGGGGATAAATTTTGGAAACACTTCTTTAGATGAATTGGCAATGTGCTTTAAGATTCCATCAAGTAAACTCATTATGCATGGTAATGAAACTTCTGACTATTTTTATTCAGGTAGAATTAAAGAGCTACAATCTTACTGTGAATCAGATGTTGCAGTATTAAGTAACCTAATAAGAGTTTGGAAAGGAGATAATATTTTAGAGCCTATTTTTAGGCAAGATATTAAAACAGAAGAGTTACCTCTGTTACAAAAGATTTATACAAATAAGGTAATTACAATAAAAGATAAACAGAAGTTAGAGGAAATTTTAAAAAAGAATAAATTATCTAAAAAAGAAAAAGACATTGTATTAGATTTAGTTAAAGCATCTTTAGCCGAAATTGATTCTAATTTTGGAAAGGTAACCAATCAAAAACAGATAGATGAAATTATAAACCAATTAAAAGAAGAATTTGAAAGCAATTAAAATAAATTTACCTAAGTTGTATGAAAATGAATTAGGTAATTACCCACAACATAAAAATAAACAGAAAATTAGTTATAGTCAACTTAATTCTTTTAAAGATTATAAAGAGCAGTACATACAAGGATATTTTTTAGGAAACTCCTCTGAAAGTGGTATGTTTGCATTTTTTGGTAATCTTGTAGGGACTTATTTCTCTGATGGCGAGAGGGATAAAAATCTGTCTGAATTTGACATGAACACTATTAATCAGTTAGTTAAACATGAAAGTTCTAAATACGAGTCTGAAATAGTAATTGACCTTGAACCTTTTGGACTTAAAGATTGTGTTTTACAGGGGTTTTCAGACCATGAATACGAGATTGATAGTATGTTATTTATAGAAGATTTAAAGACAGGTGCATCTAAAAGTATGCAAGAGAAGTATGGAGATATAAAAAAGTATTATCAAACTCGTATGTATGCTTATCAAAGAGAATTAGAAGGTTTTGATATCGGTGGTTGCAGAGTAAATCATTTAGACCGCAAAGGAAATAATTTAATAATAGGTGATAAAAACTGTTTAAGGTTAACGGGTCAGATTGATTATATCTATACACCATATAAAAAAGAAGATGTAGAATACTATTTAAAAAATTCTGTTGTATCTGTTTGCAAAGAAATTTCAGAGTATTTTAAAATTTATCAAAAATATTTTAAATAGATGTCAAAATTCAGTTTTAAAAATACAACTATTCAAAAAATTAAAGATTATTTTAATGAGGTACATAAAGATTTCTATGATTATAGTTTATTTACAGAATATATAAATTCTGAGTGTCTTGTTGAAATAATTTGTCCTAATCATGGTATTTTTAAACAAAGTTGTTATCTGCACTCTAAAGGACATGGTTGTAAAAAATGTATTAGAGAAAAAGTTGAATCTGAAAAGTATAAAGGATATAAGGATAATTTTATAAATAGTATAACAACTAAATTTAAAGATAAACTTTCTATAACAGGTGATTATGTAAATAATGGTACAAGAGTAAAATATAAGTGTAATAGTTGTAACATAGAGTATGAAAACACACCTAATAAACTTTTAAGTAAAGGGAACGTAGGTTGTGCATACTGTTATGGTGATGGTAAAAATAAACAAACCATTTCATATTTTGAAAAATATAAAGAGTTATTGATAAAAGAAAAAGGATTTGTATACATTGTAAAACTATATAACACAAGTGAAGAATTCATTAAAATAGGTATCACAAAAGAAGAGTCCTGCGAAAAAAGATTTGCAAAAATACCATACAATAAAGAAATTTTATTTTTGCAAGAAAATAGTATGTATAATTGTTTTAAAATAGAACAGTATTTACTCAAAGAGGGAAGAGATTTTTTATACAAACCCTCAATTTGGTTTGGAGGTGCTACGGAGTGCCTTTTATTAGAGTCTTTACATAATGTAGAGATAAATGTAAAACTTTTAATGGCTGAATCTTTAGGACAAATTTAAAGTATTTCGGCAAAAAAGATTAAAAATATTTGCACAAGTAAAAAACTATTTGTACATTTGTAACGAAGAATGAAACAGAGGTAGGTGAACCTAAGTAATACGTGGTAGCATAATATATAATGTCTTCTCCTCTGTTTTTATCTTTTTCGCGCAAAAAATTAATAATTAAATAAATAAAAAATGAAAGAAGTATCAAAAGATTTTTACAGTGATAAAAATTCACGAGATTACAACGAAGAAGTACAAGGAAGCCGTTCTTACGACCATGAGACAGAAAGATGGACGGTAACACATTATGAAGATTAATTAAGATTCGACCCTTGCCCTGATGAAGATTAGGTACTAAGGGATGCTACCAAAACTGATAAGTGACAGCCCACGCTGTAAAATGGGGGAATTATGCAAGTGGTTAAAGCAATGAAAGGTAAACATAGAAACCTCATCATCCAAAAGGTTCGCAGGTTCGACTCCTGTATTCACCCACAAAACACCGATGTTTAACTACGTATAGTGTCTATGCGTGCTAGGGACAAACCTAGAAACAGTTTTTCTGTTAAGTATTAAATGAGTTTCAGTTCGCGTTTTGAACCTAAAAAAAGTTATGACTTTGAATACATTCAGATGTAGAATAGAGTTTACCCTGTTTAGATACCTACACAATTTGGATAAGTCTTAACGTGTGATGATATTTTTTAGCTACGGCGGAAATTTTTTGATTCACAAATTGGCGTGATAGCTTAGGGGTAAGCGTCTGTGTGGATAGCAGAAGAGTTAGGTTCGACACCTAGTCTCGCCACAAAAACAGAAATAGAAAGACAAACAAGTAATAATTTTTACCTGTGTAAGTAAAACGCAAACCCGTAGTTGAATATAACCGTAAGCTTTGCGACAAGGGATATAAATAAGGGGCACACTACAACACTGGATAACCTCTACATGGGAAAAGATTGTTACAACATTAGAAGAAGTGTTGTGTTTGTTGAGTATGACAGTATATCCCAATGCACCGATATGTAGGTGATAGATTGTTGCAAGCTAATTACTTGTGCATGAAAGTATCGCTGTTCCTATCTTCAAGGATTTCTGTTTTTATTCTTCCCCATATCGGCTTTCGCTCATAACGAATAGAAACCGTAATTTGGTTACATGTGTGTTCGAGTCACACTGGGGAAACAGAGTCGTTAAGTCACTCGTTCAAAACAGATACCCAGTGTGGTTACTTAATTGAAGTCTGTTATTTTAAAGATTCAGAGTAGTACGGAAGCTATTAAAGTGTGCCTCAATAAGACCAAGGCATCTACTCTGTTTCTTTATTTTTTATCGGCGAAAAAACTAAAAACAAATGAATAATAAAATCACAGACTTCATAATGGAAGTCAATGCAGACTTAGATTACACAATATTAGACCAAGTACACAATGGTATTACAGAAGCTATAAAACTAAGAGAGATTTTTGTATTCGATGATGATAACGACTCAGCTGAATTTTTTAGACAACGTTCTTTAGCGAGAACTTTTAAACACATCTCTTTAGTAAGAGAAATTATCGAACCTATGTTAGATAAAGAAGTTTATAAATTTTTCGCGGAAAAAGTTAAAAATATGAGAGAAAAGTTTACAGACGCTAAATTAAAATACCATAAAACAGATAGTTATAGATACAATGTTTCTGCCTCTGGAAAATACAATGAAGATATTATGGAACAGTTTTTAGAGCAAGTAGCAGAAGATTTTAGATATATTTTTGAAGGTTTTATTATAGATGTGGAATATTAATCAACAAAATTCTTGCACAACTAAAAACAATGATATATCTTTGTAGAAGAAATAAAAACAACAACTTATGAATCATTTAGGAAGCATTAGAGACAAGTACAGAAACTCAGATATGAAAGCCGAGGAAGATTTAAAACAAATATTTGATACATATTTAATGGAAAAGTCCGTATTAAAACTACACGGTTTGGAAATAATATATGTTGACTACGGCTTACACAGACTATACCAAAACGGAGAATTCTTAAATGAGGGAGAGGAGCACTATTGTTTGGAGAGAGCCTATGAAATAATTTATAAATAAGAACAGCTTATGAAAGACATTTTATACAGAGCCATAAAAATAAAAGACAGATTACCTAACATAGGAGAACGAATTTTATTTTAGATGAAAATTACAAAGGAACTTTTATGAAAGAGTATTTACCCGACGAAGAAATAGAAATTAAGAAAGGTAAATTTATACAGATTAAAGACTGTAAAATAGCAACAGATTATTTATTAAATAACTTTACACATTGGCTAGAGAGGTATGAAAACAGAAACAACAACTGAAACTAAAATAACTCTCACAATAGAGGACTTAAAAGAAATACTATGTGAGAAATTCAAACTCAAAAACAACATATATGAGCGATTTTACAGAATTTGAAGACTACAGTGAAGACCATATATTCGCGGGAATAATATTAAAAACAGTAAGATGAGAAAACAAAAATTAGCAGAGGCTCTCAAAGAAGAGTATGAAAGATTGGCAGACAGAGGCAATTTAAATTCAGAGGATTATGCCTTAACTATCAAATATTTAGAAATAGGAGAATATCCAAGACACTATAATGACTATGATATGCTCTATGCTTGTATCGAAGATTTTGAACAGTTATGTATGGATTATGATATTAATTAAACAATAGCTAAAATGCACACAATATTTAAAAACATGAATACAGACAGAATTGAATTAACAGACGGTTATCACTTAGAGCCTGATGGCTACAGAGGCTTAGTTTTAGTACACGAGGAAATCGGCGAAAAAGAAAATAAAAAGACAGGAGAAATAGAACCAACAGTAAAAAGACAGTCTCACTTTTATCCTAAATTATCTCAGATTTTCTCTAAATACTTAATGGTAACAACTAATGAAGCAAAATCAATAGAGGAATTAAAACAGATTTTAGAGAGAGTTGAAGGAAAAATTGACAACATGAAAGATTATTTTTAAAAAACAAATTAAAAATTAATTAACTTGCACAAATCATATAAAAGAATTATATTTGTATCAAATTAAAAAGGCTGTCCGAGATAGCGGTGTAAAAGAATCTTTTTTAAGAACTTGGTACACGAAACATAAAAATAATGCTCCTGTCGCAAATTAATGGCAGGAGTTTTTTTGTCTAAAATAATTAAATCAATAATAAAAATGAGTAAATACTTAAATATTACAAATGGTGAACGTAACACTAAATTTCCTATCTACCACACAGAGTTGTGGGATTATTTTAAAAAACAACAACAAGCTATTTGGACAGCAGAAGAATTAGATTTAAGTAAAGATACTTTTGAAGGGATACCTGATAAAACAGTTTCTATTTTAAAACATCTATTAGGTTTCTTTGGTGTTTCTGATAGTATAGTTCAAGATAATTTAGCCGATGAAATTATTTCAGAATTTTCCTCTATTGAAGAGATTAAATCTAACTATGTTTATCAAGCATATATAGAAGATGTCCATTGTGTCAGTTTTGATACAAAAATCCTTACAGATAAAGGGCAATTAAAAATTGGGAAATTAGTCGGAGAATCGGTTAATGTATGGAACGGGGAAGAATTTTCAAAGGTAAGAATTGTTGAAACAGGTGTTCAAGATTTATATAGAGTTACCTTATCCGATGGTAGTTATATAGATTGTACAGATGGGCATAAGTGGTTCATAAGACATGGTAATCAAAACCACCCAGAAAATTGTAAGTTAATAAAAAAACCAACAAACACATTAAGTTTAGGGGATGTTATATATGATTTCAATTTACCAATTGTAGATTTACAAGACGAAGATTTTTTACTAAATCCTTATATACATGGATTCTTTTGTGCAGATGGTAGTTACACAAATAATGCACCATATATTAAATTATATGGAGAAAAGAAGAATCTTTTGCCTTATTTTGGAGATTTAAGTGCAGAACGTAAAGATATTTATAAGTTCTACCTAACCAATAAATTAAATAAACCTAAGTTTTTTACACCAATAAACTATTCAGTAAAAACAAAAATAGAGTGGTTAGAGGGGCTTTTTGATGGTGACGGCTGTATAAATTATAATAAAAAAAGGACAGCTACTGCTATTCAGTATACTTCAATAAACTTAGATTTCATAAAAAATGTAAAACTTTTACTAACTACTTTAGGAATATCTGCAAATTTAAAAGTGGCTAAAAAAGAAGGGTTTAGTTTATTACCTGATGGTAAAGGAGCTAACAGACTATATGAAACAAAAGAGTTATACTGCTTGTATATAACAACAGCAAACGTTAAAAAGCTCGCTAAGTTAGGGTTTAATCCTAAAAGGTTACAGATTAAAACTGATGAATTAGTTGTAGAAAGAAAAAAGTTAATTAAAGTTGTAAATATAGAAAAAATACAGACCGAGATGACTTATTGTTTTAGCGAGCCTCTTAGAAATGCAGGGGTATTTAATGGTATTCTGACAGGGCAAAGCGAAACATATAGTAGATTAATTGAACAACTTATAAAAGATGACCAAGAAAAGTTTGAAATGTTTAATGCTATTAAGACCAATCCCATTGTAGCTGAAAAAGTTAAGTGGGCTAAAAAATGGTTAGAGAATGGCAGTTTAATTCAAAGAGTAGTTGCGTTCTCATTGGTTGAGGGAATGGCTTTTAGTTCTACTTTTGCTTTTTTAATGTTTTTCCGCCAAAAATATCCACAATTAGCGGGACTTGGACAAGCAAATGAATTGATTTTAATTGATGAATTAATGCACATGAACTTTGCAATACTTCTTTATAACAAATATATTAAAGATGATTATAAGTTACCACAAGAAGAAGTTAGAGAGATGATTTTAGACTGTTATAACACTGAAAAACTATTTGTAGAGTCTATCTATGAGCAAGGAGATGTTATTGGTTTACCAAAAGAGAAGATGTTACAATATGTTCAATATGTTGCTGATAATTTACTTTATTATTATCAACTACCATTAGAATTTAACGTTTCACAACCTTTGGATTTTATGTCGAACATTAGTTTAGTAGTAAGACAAAACTTTTTTGAAAGTAAGAGCGGTGCATATCAAAAATTGGAAAATATGGGTGGGGATTTATTTAATGATGATTTTTAATATATGAAATACATGGGAAGCAAGGCACGATTTACCAAAGAAATTTTGCCGATAATATTAAAAGATAGAACAACCGACCAATGGTATATTGAGCCATTTGCAGGTGGAATGAACGCTATTTGCGAGGTAGGTGGTAATAGGCTTGCCAATGATAAAAACTACCACTTAATTGAAATGTGGAAAGGGTTAGCAAATGGAATTAAATATCCAACGGACATACCAAAAGAATTGTATGACCTTGCAAGAGATGTTTACAACGGCAGAGAAACAAGATTTGAACATAAAACGAATATAACTGATGATATGGTGGGTTGGATTGGTTGGATGGGTTCTGCAAACGGTAGATTTTTTGATGGCGGATATTCGGGTAAATCAAATACAAAAATTGGAACGGTAAGAGATTACATTAAGGAAGCAATAAGTAATATTGAAAAGCAATTACCAAAGATGTGGGGTGTTCAATTTGAGAACAAAGATTATACTGAATTGGAAATACCCGCAAACAGTATTATTTATTGCGACATTCCATATCAAGGAACTAAACAATACTCCACATCAAAAGACTTTAATCATTCAAATTTTTGGATTTGGTGCAGAGAAAAGGCAAAGCAAGGACACACAATTTTTGTAAGTGAATATGAAGCACCTACTGATTTTGAATGTGTTTGGCAAAAGGAAGCAAAATCTTCTTTATCGGCAAATGGTAAAATCGGTGGTAATAAGGTAAGCGTGGAAAAACTTTTTAAACTAAGAAATAATTAAATGAAGATAATAAAAACTAACGGAAAAGAGGAAAGCTTTTCACCAAACAAAATTTTAAACAGAATTAAGAAGCAAGGGGAGGGTTTAAACGTAGATTGTGATACGTTAACACAATCAGTTATAGGACAAATTAAAGATGGTATAACCACTAATGAGATTGATGAAATCATTATTAGCGAGGCTTTGGGTAAGATTGTATTAGATTCTGATTATAGTTTTTTTGCGGCGAGAATTGCCTTAACAAGAGATTTCCGCAAAACAAATAAAAACAGATTTTCTTTTGACATAGACAAAGATATTAAATATGATTATTTAGCCTATTCGACATTTAAAAAAACCTATCAACAAGGAAATGAAACTCCGCAAGAAATGTATGCAAGAATAGCAGACTACTTTGGAGAAACAACAGAAGAAAAGCAAGAAATGTTTGATATGCTAATTTCAAAACAAATTAATTTTGCTACACCTACAACTTTAAATGCTGGAACAGGTTCTGAAACTTTTATAAGTTGTGATTCCAGTATGTTGGCAGGGGATGACCTTGATTCAATACAAGAAAGTTTAAAAGAGATTGCAAAATCAAGTAAAAATGGTGCTGGTATAGGTGTTTATATTGGTAATATAAGAAGTAGTAAATCAAGAGTAGGAGGTCAAGGTTTTGCAAGTGGTGTAGTTCGTTTAGCGGATATGATGCAAGCCACTTTAAGGTTTTACAATCAAAAGGGCAGAAGACCTGGAAGTGCCTCAATATATTTACCAATTTATCATAAAGATATTATTCCGTTTTTAGAATTAAGACTAAACGAGGGAGATGAGAGATTAAGAACAAGAGATATTTTCACAGGAGTTGTTATCAATGATTTCTTTATGGAATCGTTAATTAACCAAAAAGACTTTTATCTGTTTTGTCCTTATGACCTTGAAAAACATAATATTAGATTATATGAATTAGTAGGGCAAGAAGCGACAGATGCTTATAATAAAGCAGTTGAATTAGGTATTGGCGAAAAAATAAACCCTTTAGAAATTTGGCAAAAAATGATTGCATCACAAGTTTCAACAGGAACACCTTACATAAACTACATAGATACTATTAATAAGTATAATATGCAAAGACATTTAGGTGTTGTAAAGTCAACTCAACTTTGTGCAGAAATAACCAACATAGCAACCCCTGATGAAACAGGGCAATGCGCTTTAGGTTCTATTCCTTTACCATATTGCAAAGATATAAAAAAAGCGGCAGAGGTACTATGTTATAATATTAATAGAGTAATTGACAGAAATAAATATCCAACAGAAAGAGCTTTAAAAGGTGGATTAAATCAAAGGTCAGTTGGAATCGGTGTTGCTGGTTTAGCAGAGTATTTATATGATAGAGGATTACATTTTGAACACCCTGACGCACCAAAAGAAATGAAAGAGGTAATGAAACAGATTTATGAAGGAGCAATTAAAGGTAGTCAAAGATATTATGAAGATTACGGTATTCAATTTAAAGATTATGAAAAATCAGATTATGCAACTTGGAATTTACACCCCTGTAAGTATGGAATAGACATTAAAGATTTAGATGTTGATACTTCTAAACCAGTTTGTAACACCTTATTTGTAGCTTTAATGCCAACAGCATCAAGTTCTAATTTATTATCTTGCACAGAGGGATTTGAAGTTCCACAATCTATGATGTATGTTAGAAAATTAGATAAAGGTGAATTTGTAGTAGTTCAAGATACTTTAGTAAAAGAATTAAAAGCTATTGGTTTGTGGGATAAAGATATGGCAGATATGATTATCCAAGCAGAAGGTAGTATTCAAAGTATTGCATTTATACCAAAACCTATAAGAGATAAGTATAAAACAGCTTATGAAGTAAAGCAAAGACATAGGATTGATATGTTAGCAGAATCTGCTCCTTTTATAGACCAATCTTACAGTTTTAATACTTATTACTTGGATGCTGATTTTACTAAGATTTCAAGTGCTTTAATTTATGCGTGGCAAAAAGGATTAAAAACGGGTGTCTATTACACTCGCACAAAAAAGAAAAAAGTAGGAACTGAATCTTTATATAAAAGAACTGTTTTTGAAAAGCCAAAAGAGGGAGAGGATTGTTTAGCCTGTTCTGCATAAAACCAAATCCTCCTTAATTGGGGGATTTTTTATGCTCTCTACGTTTTTTAACACAAATAACTTGCACAGTTAAAAAATAGGTTATATATTTGCCGTATAAAACAGATGAATATGACAACAACAGATTTTTTATTCTCCTTTACTTTAGTATTTGGAGTTTTACATTTACTAAGTTTTACAAAATTATTTAATGTACCTCTTGTAACTTTTACAGAAGTTTTTACAATTGTAACGCCTAAATGGCTAAAGCTTGTAGGGTTTTGGATTTTTTACAGTTCTCTTTTTTATCAGTCTTATTTTTGGGCGAGATTTTTAAACATTATATAATATAAGCATTATGAAATATTTAATATTTTTAAAAAACAGAATTGGTGGAGGTAGGTATTTTGGGTACTTTAACAGCGGGTACTTCCATATCTATGATGAACTTAAAGGTAGTTTTACTGTACATGAAAGAAATGTTAAAAGAAGTTATCTAAAAAATTAGTGATGGAAAACTTATTAGAAAAATTGACAAAAGAAGATTTGATTAAAGTAATTGGTAATATTTCCGATACAATTCAAAGTACCTATGAATGGAAAGGACACGGAATGTTAGAAGCAGATGCGGAAATAATTACAAAGATTGGAAATGCTTGTAAAGAGTATTGCGTTAAAAATGATTGGACATTGCCTATTGTGTAGGCAATTTTATTTTATTGCTTACGTAGTTTTGCAGTTACACGAGCGGTTGAGGTAAAAAAAGCCTATACTTTCGGAGTTGAAACAGAACTTAAAAACAATAACAGAAAATTAAAAACAAAGCCCAAACTGCCGTGTAACTGCTGTTATAAGCAGGTGTAGGTAATTAAAAAATAACTTAAATTATAAAATTATGTTTAAAAAAAGAAAATGGAGTAAATGGGAACATATTAGTTTTGTTCAAGATTTTAGAAGTGGAATAAAAACAGTTGAATTATTGAGGCGTGAAGATGAATTAACTGGGTTGGTAGAATGGAAGCGGATTTATGTAAAAAGTTGCGTTCATAATCTTGTTGGGTTATTGTCTAATTTATGGACTAAACGTAACACTTGCTTATAACGTTTGGTCGCTTTGTCTAGTGGCGTAATTTAAGACTAGACTTTACAAAAATACACTAACTTTTAAATTTAAAAAATATGATTTCAGATAATACCCAAGCCAAGCCATTAGACAAAACGATTGTTAGCGGTAGTTTTTCCGTTGACGAAGTAAAATGGTTGGTTTTTTATGGAGAAAATAAAGAAAAAAACTTTGACTTAAAAACAGAAGATAAAGGCGAGCTTGATTATGCTATTACTCAAATGTTTTTAATGATGAAAGAAAGTAGCCGTTTTGATATGGATAGAGTTGAAAAAGTTTTTTGGGAACGAGTTACGGCTCTCGCAAATTACCGCTAACGGATTGTGGCTTTGTCTTGTTGCCAATAAAATAAGACCTAATATTTAAATTAAACACAATGAATACAAGTACAAAACAAACTGAAAATTTAATCGAATGTGGCAATAAGTCAAAACCACTGTTATGTGATGTTTTTTCTGTCGGAGATACAGTAAATTATTGCAACGGTTTAATTTTTAAAATAGCTAAAATAAATAAAGAAGCTGAAACTTGTTATGATGAAAAAGGAATGTGGTACGCTTTAGTCAACTGCGTAAATATCACATAACTAATCGCTAATCGCTATAAATGTATTACAATTATGAAATTATATACTAAAACAAGGTTATACGAATTTCAGAAACGCAACACAAAACTTTATAAAAGATGAAATATTATAACGTAGATGTAGGTAAATTCATCAGAGATGCGATATCGGAAAAATCAAAAAAAAAGTACAAAAATTTAATTCCAAAACCTGAGAAATCAGAAACACCTTTTTAAAATGAAAAAACTATTTTTACTACTAATTTTGCCAACAATGGCAATTTCTCAAAACGTTGGAATCGGAACGAAAAACCCAACGGCTAAGCTAGAAGTTAATGGAAACGTAAAACTAAAAGCCTCAATAGGCACGGTAAACGACACTATTTTAGTTATCCGAAACGGGGAAATTATGAAAGTTCCAGCATCTTATTATCAATACACACCGCCTACAAATTGCCCTATTTTGGTAACTGGACAAGGTCAAAGTAATGGGTTTTATTTGAAATTTCAATCAAATGTCCCAATCGTAAACCCAAACGCTACTTTAGTAATTCAAGGAAAAACTTTTCAGCCAGCGGGAACGTGGGTAAGTGGCAATACTTACTTTTACTCTTACACGAATACAAGTGGACAACCTTTAAATATTAACCAGCCTTTTACTGTTAATTTTACGGGGCAAATTTGTCAGTATTAACGTTATCTTAATAATATATGTTAGCAACAATCATAATATTAATAGTCATCATTCTACTTTTGTACAAATATAAGCCAAATTTAGAATATGTAGAAGAAAGTAAAATACTAATAATTCACTATAATGGAAAACAAACAAGGAATCGTATCCTCTTTAAAGTCTAATTGGCAGTTAATTTTAATATTAATTTTAATCATTATCTTATTTTTTCAGTGGCGGAATACTAATGAACTCTTAGAATATAAAGATGAACAAACTAAGAAAGAAATTCAAAAGTACGAAGCAAAAGAGAGAGAACAACAGAAACAAATAGACAGTTTAGACGGTCTAATAGTAGAGACAAAAACAGTTATTAACAACATCACAAAAGAGAGAGAAGTCCAAATTAAATATATCGACAGATACTCTAATGAAGATTTATCTAAATATTTTGAAGAACGATATGGAAAGTGAACCAATACAGTTACTCCCTACTGACTTAATAGCGGTGGAAGTGCCGATAAATTCAGAAAGATATTTATTTTCGTTGTTAGGAAATATGTATTTAACTTACGATGTCGGCTCGTCAAGATTTGAAATAAATTTAGGAAGCAATGAAGATTTCGAAATACTCGGAGAAGTAACAGCTAATTCAATTTTAACAGCACTTGACGATTATATCAGGCAAGATTTAAAGTTAGATTTTGATGAGTTTTTAAACCTATTAAAAGCAAATGGATTGCATTGGGTTAATCCGATTGAAAAGCCAAATATTGATAAATTTAAAGACTTAGATGACAGAACAGAGTCTTTTGATAAATTTGAAAAATGGCAAGACACTGTAAAAAGATTTGATGAAGCCGAAAGCAAAGTAATAAAAGGTAAACTAATAATTTTAAAACAAGTAAAATGAAAAATAAACTAACAATAATTTGCATATTACTTTTTTCCGCCGTATCTTTGTATGGACAAGAGAAAACTAAGAGTGAGGTTGACACAACAAAAGTAGTTTTAAAGAATGAGGTCGCAAGAAAAGTTATAAAAGATTTAATAAAAGGTGATTACTGTGAGCTAGAATTACAACAGACTAAAAAGCTAGTGTTACAATTAGAAACTAAGTCAAATCTAAAAGACACTGTAATAAACAATAAGAATAATCAAATATTACTTTATAAAGAGTTGGCAGAATCGCAGGAAAAACAAATAAAACAACAAAAAAACAAGACATTGTGGAGTAAAATATTACTCTATGGAAGTTTAGCAATTAACGGATATTTATTATGGACAAAATAATTTTAGAATTTAGAGGAGTAGAACTTACAATTGAAGGTAACTATGACCCAGGAGAAGAAGAGGTTAGATATTATAGTGACATGAGCGGAACGCCTTCAACTCCGTCGAGTTTTGAAATCCAAAGTATTACAGTAAGAGACTCAGATGTTGATTTATTTGACTTACTTGAAGACCACCTAGAAGTTTTAGAAATAATGTGTTTAGAAAAGATTGAGGAGTAATGGAAAACAATTGTAAAATAGAGTGTAACGAACAGCAACTGAGGTTAATTCAAAGAGCTTTAGATTTCTATAGTCGCTGTGGTATGGGACAGTTCACCGAAATTAAAAATCATCCAACATTTGAAAATTCTGTATTGAGACTCACTTCTCCAAAAACTCCTTTAAAAGTTGGCGATAGAACAATGAGAGGAGAAATAACTAAAATAACTAAGACAGCTATTTGGACTAAAGGTACATGGGGTAATGGAGAGGAAATTAAAAAATGGACTGACTTAGAAAATATTCATCATTCTCCTGATTGGGAACAATACCACGGAATAAGAGAAGAAGTAGATAGACAGCTTAATGTGGCTCGTAATTTATTATATGGAGAAGATATGGGAGTGAATGGCTCTTGGGGGATATATAATTCTAAAGTGGATGAGTCTTGTAGAGAAGCTTACTCACTTGTACAACACATAAGACATCAATTTTGGTTAGCTGACCCTCAAAGAAGTGACATAACAGTTGATAGTAGTGTAGATAGTAGAGCTTGTCCTAATGTAAAAGTAAGTTATGAAAAAATTATTTAAGTGGATTAATAAACCTGGTGGAAATTGTCCTGTACAAGCCGAAGGTTATTTTCTTGGTTATTTCTTTTATTTTAGGGCGAGACATCAATCAGCCACTATTGAATTTTATAATAACAGAGAAGATTTTGAAGGCGATATTTGGGTTGAATCAATTGCTCACATAACTTTAAAAACTACAGAACCTTATGAAGCTGGATGGTTATCAAAAAGAGAATGCACTTTTTTAGTTTTTAAAGGCTGTTTTTTGTTTCTTTTCTTGCACAAGTGAAAAATATTTAATATCATTATAAAATGAAAAACCAACCAAATAAAATATTTTTGCAGACAGGATTAGAAGACTGTGGAGAAACCTGTAGTGACTTTGATGAACTGTATATGGTTTCTTGGTGCGCTAATAAAATTTACAGTGATGATTTAGAATATATCTCTTCTAATTTTATTCGCGCCGAAATTGACAAACTTAAAGATTATGCAAACTCATCAGACGATTATGAAAGAGCTGAATTTGCAATTAACATCCTTAAAAGAATTATTACAACATGAAAAAACTAGACAAACTAATCCTAGAAATACTAACACAAATGTATGCAGAGGCAACTCCTCCACTAGACTTAGAGAAAGCTATGGCGGAAGAAAAAACTAAACAAGAGTTTTGGTTTCATAACCATATTCTACTACAAGAGCGTCAAGACACTATTTTAGAAGAAGCTTTAAAAGGTAAAAGATTAACTAATCTGTCAAAAGCTAGTATTAGATTTAATGTTCATAATTACGCACCAAAGGGGATATGAGTTATTTAGAAAAAGAATTTTATTATTATCCAGCCAATGTGAAGATAACTAAACCTTTGGGAAAGATAACACTGAAAGAATTTATTCGAGCAAACACTTCTCCTTCCGATGATATGAGGCAAACTTTTATTAAAATTCACGAAGCTTCTAAAAATGGGGATGAAGAATTAAAAAGAAAATTAAAAGAAAACTTATTTTATTTCACTCCTTGTGTAAGAACAAATGGTCTTGGAAGAAGTTATAGTGACATCGAATCATTTCTTGGCGTTGCCGTGATGGAATTTGACAAAGTAGAATTTGCTTCGGAACTTAGAGACTTTATTTTTGAAAACTTAAAATCTTGTATATGTGCTTATATCAGTCCTTCTGGAAAAGGGGTTAAGACAATTATAAGACTACCTGATGGAATAAGAACGGTTGACGAATTTAAGGCTTATTTCTATGGTTTGGGGTATTGGTTCTCTAAATTTACAGGCTTCGATGGTACTTCACAGTCACCTATTTTACCTTTATACCTTTCTTGGGACGAAAATCTAAAGTGGAGAGATGATGCTGAAATTTGGACTCAGAGGGGTGAAAAAATTGACGAGTTTAAAATTTATGATGGGATTTTTCAAGAAGTTGAGAATGTAAGCGAAATTGACTTAGATAGAATTTATAGGATAATTGACAGAACATTTGAAAAAATAGACCGTGAACAAACAGCACACTATAGTCTACGAAATTGCGCCTTATTAATTGGTGGCTACGTAGGCGCAGGATATCTAAGTTATGATGAAGCTTGTGATTATATGTGTGATAAAGTTTTAGAATCTGGGTATTGTTCCAAAAATAGAAAAGGATACTGTGATACTATTAGATATATGGTTCAGAAGGGTACTCTAGCACCGATAACACTTGAAGAAAATGATTGATTATAAAAAGTTTTTAAAGGCAGAAAATAAAATCAAATACAGATTACTTTGTAATTTATGTACAGCCAATTTCCCTCAAAAGTTTTCGGCGAAAGAAAAAGTAAAACAGAGAATAATAATAACAGAATATGAGAAATAATGTAGGACTTAGAGCCTTGTTTGGTGAGAATACAAAAGCAATTAAAGTTTTTATAGACTACTGTGAAAACAATGGGGAACTTTGTGAATATGATGTAGAACATATAAAAATAGCTTTGGCTTTAGGTTCAATTAATAATTTAGAGATGTTTTTTCATTTTCATACGGGAAATATTTTGGATTTTTTAGAGACCAAAGGTTATTATATTGGACTTCCTTTGAGGGGCGAATATAAATATGTAACTTGTTGTTATTTTAAGGAAGAAGACGGGAGTAAATTCCCTCACGTAAAAAGACCGTTCTACAATAATTCGGGAATAATCGGAAGAACAAAAGCTCTAGAAATTGGCGTTAAGAGGTGTATTGAACATTTAGAAAAAACATTATGACAAACAGAACAGAAAAACAACAGAAAGACCTTTTAAAAGTTATTGAAGGTGCTTGGAAAACAACAATAAAAGAGCAAGAGTTTTTAGAGGAAGCTTTAGAAATGATTAGGAATAGAGATATTTCTAAATACATTTTCTATGAAAATTGGGATGACGTTTTAAATGAAGTTCCTAATTACAAGATTAGAGATTACGCCACAGAATATTTAGACTTAGTAGAAGAGTGTGATGAAAATGAATTAAGTGATGATGAAATTGAAGATAAGTGTTTTAGAAGGTTTTCTATGGAAAATAATGTTGTTTTTGATATGCAAATTCAAGAACTTTTTTCTAATTTTTTATCCGCAGATTTTAATAAAAGAGAAGAAATTTTAAAACATTCAAAATAGTGGAAGATAAATTAGACATTTTTGTTCGCCGATTAAAAAAGATAGGAATAGAAACAGACTATTTTGCAAACTACCCCTGGATTTACTTTAATTCAATTAATGGTAAAAGAGTAACAGAAAAGTTTCAAAGTGACTATGGATTTGTAGTAGGTTATAGAAATAAAGGATTTACATTTGAAGACCTTACTAAAATATTTGAACTATTAAGAAAGTATAAAGATGTATAAAATCACTCGCATAAACGACGGAAAAACATTTGAAACAGAACACTATAAATTTGTAGTTTTTGAGAATGGTAGAGGAAAAGAACTAATAGATAATCCTGAAATAGAAACAGCTTTAATTTTGCCTCCATATAACAGCATGTTTCGGTGGATGACAACAGAGATTATTGAAATAATTAACGACAGGCATTTTAAAACTAAAAATTCGGAATATGAAATAAAGGAGATATGAAAACATTAAACTTACACCGTTTGTGGGGAATCTGTGATAAACTTTCAAACAAACAATCAGAGTTGTGGGAGCAAGATATTTATGTGTATTTATTAGGTCATAGGTCTAAATATGTAGAGAGGAGTTTTGAAAGTTTTTTAAACTATTATTCATTTAGTATAGACGGAGATAAAATTGTTGTATTTAATAATGATGGAATTCCCTACGAATCATACACTAACAATGATTTTTCTACTATCCCTTCCTTTTTACTTAAGCTTAGTGAAAAAGGCTTTAAAAAGTGGTTTGACGGTGAAATAGAGATACAATTAAAAAAGCAAGAAGAAGATAAATCGGCGGAAAAAGATAGAATTAGAGAACAGATAAACCGTCTACAAAAACAGCTAGAAAATGGATAAATACATAGAACAACTAGCAAAAGCTTGGAACATAGAAATAGAAAAATTAGACGACTTAAAAGAACTATTAAAACAACGTGAAATTAAAAATAAAGTAGATGAGTAAAAAGACAAAGTATCCAGAAGAGTATATAACCTTTGTAAAAAATCTTGTAGACCAAGGAAGTAGTGTAACACCTGCGGCAAGAAAGATGTGTGAACATTTTGGACTTACATTTGATGATGACACTTATGGCAGAGGAATGAGAAAAGCTATGCAAAGATTAGGAGTTACTAACAATGTAGTCACAATTGAAGACACGGATGACTTTAAGGAAGCTCAGAAAAAACAGCATGATAATTCTAAGAAGAGATTTTTGATAAGTTGGGCACAGTCAGACACACAAGTCCATAAGGGCTTTCTAAAAAATATGGAAGCCTATGCTGAAGAAATTGATGCACAAATATTAATAATTGCTGGACGTTATAAAAATCCAAATTCTCTTGCATCTAGTAAAGCATTAGAAAAGGCTGAAAAAAATGTAAATACTTGGGATAAATCTATTTTACCTTATCTTGATGCTAACAGACATAATTTACACAAGCATTTAGTTGTTTTAAGCGACGTAAAAATTCAACCGACATCAGTACTTCCCCTTACCTCATTAAATGGTTTGACGGGTCTAGAATCGTGTATTGTTGGGCATCCTCGCTCCCACATGAGATTTTTACCAGTATTGGACGGGTATCCAAGTAAAGTTCTACTAACCACAGGAGCATGTACAGTTGAAAACTATACGGATACAAAAATTGGAAAATCTAGTGAATTTAATCATGTCATAGGGTGTGTTGTAGTAGAGTTAGATGGTGATATTTTTCACATACGTCAAATTGTTGCCGAGAAAAACGGAAATTTCTATGACTTGAATAATCGTCTTACTGATGGTGTGATTCATAATAATGATAAAATTGAGGTTGCCGTTTTAGGTGATTTACATTTAACAGCAGAGGATATAGAAAATGTAGAAGTTACTTTTGGTATGTTAGATAAATTTAAACCTAAACACGTAATACTCCATGACATCGCGGATATGTCGAGCATCAGTCATCACGAGAAGTCCAATCCATTTCAGTTATTGAAGAGAGAAGAAGACGGTTCTCACTCTTTAGAAAAAGAAATTAACTACATAAGAGAGTGGTTTAAAGTTAAGCCTAAATACAACTACATTATTCCGTCTGCAAATCATAACGACTTCATTGACAGATGGTTACAAAGCGGTGATTGGAGAAAAGAAGGGAATAGAAAACTATATCTTGAATATGCAAACATTACAGCAAAAGGTTTAGCTCCTAAAGGTATTATAGCTTATATATTAGAATCTGAGTTCAACCATATCAAGTGTCTTGGAGCAGATGAGTCTTACAATGTTTTAGGTTTTGAATTGTCCATCCATGGGAATCGTGGGGCATCTGGGTCGAGAGGCAGCATTACACAATATAAAAACCTAAATGTTAGAACGGTCACTGCACATTCACATACTAGTTCAAAAACGGATGGGCATTTATGTGTTGGAACTCTTACTAAACTTAGGATGGGGTATAATCTTGGAATGTCAAGCTGGAATGCCTCTAACGTGGTTATATACCCTAATGGAAAAGCTCAACACATTCATATTACCCAAGGTAAATACACCACTTTCTACTAAAAAGTTAAAATTTTAACACTCATTTGGAAGTGTAGAGTTAAAGGTGTATATTTACACTCAGTAATTACTCGGTAGGATGCTTAATTACCTTTAAAGAATTTTTATTACCCCCGCTTACGAAGACTATCCTACCTAGTTTTTGTTTGCGGGATTTTTATTTTAAATTAAGTATGAAACAAACAACGCAAGAGTTAAGAAAAATGGTAATTGAGTTTACTAAAGAAGAATTAGAAAGTGAAATTTGGCTACCTATTAAAGGTTTTGAAGATTATTATGAAGTGAGTAGTTTAGGTAGATTTAGAAATAAAGATAGATTATTAACTAGAAGTAATGGTATAAAGCAATTCACCAAAAGTAAGATTTTAAAAAACAACTATTATTCAAATGGTTATGTGCAATTAATATTGTATGTAGATAGTGTAAGATTTAATTTTTTAGGGCATAGAGTTGTAGCTGAGCACTTTGTGAATAATCCTGAAAACCTACCAATTGTAAATCATCTAAACCTTAAGAAATGGGATAACAGAATTTCTAATATAGAATGGTGCACTAAGTCTGAAAATGGATTACATGCTTACATAAATGGCTGTTTTGATAACGTTAAAAAAGTAAAAGGAGAACAACATTCCAACACCAACCTTACCAATGAAGATGTAAGATATATACGAGCTAATTATAAAAAAGGTAAAAATAATGATAATCTATATAAATTATTCTCCGATAAAGTTGGCAGAGCTGGTTTTGATAAAATATGTTATGGAGTTGGATGGGATTCGGTATAATTACCATTCATATCACTCTAGTCAGGTTTGAACTGATATTTTTACTATAAAATGTCTGTTTTTTATCCTTTTTCCGCGAAATTTAATTGCACAACATAAAAATTAATCATATCTTTGTCAAAAATAACACAATTATGACACAAACAATTTACAAAAAAGACTCAAAAGGAAAGTTAAGATTTTTAACTATTAGAACTGAGGGTAACACACTTTTCCAAGAGTCAGGATTACTAGATACAGATAGTCCTATAATTCATTCAAAGGAATGTAAAGGTAAAAATATTGGAAAAGTAAATGAAACTACAGACTATGAACAGTGCTTAGTAGAGGCGGAAGCTATGATTGCTATAAAGCTTAAAGAAGATTACTACCCAACACAAGAAGAAGCTTTAAATGGAGAGAAGTTATTTCCAATGTTAGCTAAAGATTTTGAAAAGGAAAAGAAGAAAATAGATTGGGATGGAGATGTTTTTATTCAAGCTAAGTTGGACGGCATGCGTTGTTTATCAACTGTTAAGAATGGAGAAGTAGAAATGCTTTCAAGAGACGGTAAAACTATTACAACTCTTCCTCACATAGTAGATGCTTTAAGTGAACTGCCTGATGGAGTTTATGATGGAGAATTATATATCCATGGTAAAAGTTTTCAAGAAAATATGAGACTTATTAAGAAGTGGAGAGAAGAGTCTTTTGATGTTTGGTATCATATTTATGATTTTGTTTCCGCCGAAAAATTTAAAAATAGAAGTAACCACATTAAAAGTTTAAATCTAAATTTACCACTAAAAACAGTTGAAACCTTTGAAGTAAACAGAGAAGATTTAGAGAGAATTCACATTAATTTTGTACAAGAAGGTTATGAGGGCTCTATTGTAAGACATGGTAATGAAGGTTATAAATTAAATGGTAGAAGTTCTAATTTATTAAAGAAAAAAGACTTTGACGATGTGGCTCTTCCTCTCATAGACGTTGTTCCAGGAATACAAAGACCTGAATGGGGTACACCTGTTTTTGATTTTAAAGGTAAAAGAAATGAAGCAGGTACAAGATTGACACATGAAGAAAGAGTAGACTTATTAAAAAACAAAGCTGATTACATTGGTAAAACTTGCGAAGTTAGATATTTTGGAGTAAGTGAAGAGGGTGTTATGAGGTTTCCTGTATTTGTTGGATTTAGATTAGATAAATAATTAAAATCAAGGAGAGCTGAAAAGTTTCTCCTTTTTTGTTTTGTCATTTAAAAACTATTCTTTATCTTTGTGGAATGAATATAAATATTATGAAAAAATTAATTTTACTGTTTTTAGCTTTTTGCGCGATTTCTTGCACTACAACAAATGTTGAACCTATTCAAAAATATAAGGGTTTTATTTATGTAGGGTGGTCTCAGACTTTTTCTAGTAATAGTTCTGTGAACATATACATTAAAAATACAGACACTGTTCGTATTATAAGAGTTTTAAAGTTTGATGTGAAGAATTTAAAAGCGGGGGATACAATTAAATAATTATGGAAAATCAATTTGAAAGGGGTTTTTTATGGGGTTGTATTTTTGGAGGTATTGTAATAGGGGTAGTTAGTATGACATTATTACCTAGCGGAACTGAAATAAGTTCAAAAAATAAAATAATTCCCAAATACAGACTTACAACCGATGGTAAGACCGTCGATACTTTGTGGATATATAAAACAAAATAAAAATTATGAAATCACTGTACAATTTAGGACTACATGAAGGATTGCAAACTGAATTTGGTATCTTTATAATGAAAGTTCCAGGAGGATGGTTATATGACTGTTGGGATATAGAATTAGACAGATTTAAAACAGGTACTTTTGTTCCTTTTAGTAACGAATTTAATAATTAAAATATGCTAGAACTACAGAGTGGATTAAACTTCCACAACTTCTATTTAGACTGTCAACCACGTACATTTTTTAAACGTATTAAAGGAGAAACAGTTGGTGACTGGTTAACTAGAACTGCTTATCAAGGAGATGCAGGATTTCTTGGTAGAATAGGTTGGAGAAAAATTAATAAGTATTGGTTAGATAGTTCTTTTGAAATTTCTTTTGCTGTTTTATCTTTTTTGCGCGAAAATAAAATAGAAAAAGAAGAGTTAGAGGAAACAGTTGGTTTTGAACTGAATTTAAAAGGTGAACATGATTGGACTTTGAGTGAGATTAAAAAATTAGAGTTAATATTAAAAGTAGAATTATTATGATAGAAATTATATTATTAGGGTATGTATTACCTTTGATTCTTATGCTTTTATACTCGATTTATTTAGATAAGGACGTAAAAACTGTTGGGGATTTGTTTAAGTATGGGGTTTTTATTTTTATTCCTATACTCAATTGGGGAGGTGCAATTATTATTACAATAGATGCACTAATTGAAAGAGTTAATACATCTGTTTTGTGGAATAGGTTTTTGAACATTAAATTTAAGAAATTATGAGAAGTAAGGTAGTTGGAGTTACAAAGACTATGTATTTATTATGTTTGGAGTTAGAAAGATTAGAAGAGAGTGATGAAATTAATTTTGCTGCTTTTTATTCTTTTGCGGAAATTTTAGAATCCTCACATTATTGTCCAGGATTTGAATTTGATAAGAGATATTTTGAAGTTCAATATAATAAAGATAACTGTTTACAACTTATAGTATTTCCGTTTAGCGCACACATGGGAGACGAAGGTACAGTGTTGTCAGAAGAAGGCGTTTTAGAATTGATTGAGGAATTAAAAACACTAACAAATGAACAACTATAAAAAGTGCAAACCTGCAAAACGATTTGAGGTAGGTGGTTTAGTCTTACCCGATGATTGGGATGAAAAAGAAGCTAGATTAATAACCGAAGTACTTCCAAAAGGATATAAATATTTATTTGAGGGTGTTGAGTATAATAGTGAAAATTGTAAATACGACCCTTACATGATTTGGTGGGGCAAGATAAATTAAACTTCGGCAGTAAACATTTGTTTTTGCCAAAACTTAATCAAATAAAAATATGATTTATTCCGCAGAAAATTACAAAGTTCTCAGTGAAAGATTCAACAGTCAAACACTACTTGGAAAACTTGTTTTAGTTAAATCTAATCCACAATTATTTCAAATAGAATCAGACGGCTATAACATTCGATTAAGGCTTCTCGACAATGAAGCAATGATTTTGGCGATTGATTCTTATTTCTCTTTCCCCGAATTCATAGATTTCGAGTTTATTAGTGCTTTATCGTCTTTGGCAGATTTGCCCGTAAAAAAATTAAAATGAAAATAACAGAAATAGATTTAAGAGAAACATCAATAGATGTTAGTGAAGTAAGTAATAGTACAAAATTAAAGATATATAATCAACTTAAAAAATTAGGTTATAGAAACAGTTCTATAGAAAAAGATACCTATTATCATAAAGAGTTTGCTTTTAATATGGTGATTGCTTTTTGGATTAGAGCTGATGGACTTATAGAAGGTAAATTATATGACTTTCAAACAAAACCGAAAGGTTATAAATATATTAAAATATCAGAATAAATCGTTGGGCGGATTACGTGCTTTACTTTATATTAAAGAGGCGATGTATGATTTTCCGACTTACTATAAAAATAGAGTAAACACCAGTAATTTTAAAGAATATTTGATGATAGGTTGGAGTGATAGTAGAAGAAGAGATATTTATAAAAGATTAGAGAAAGAAGGATTTCAGTTTGGAACTTATGAAGGTAAAAAAGTATTAATGAAAAAATTATGACAAATAAAGAAAGACAAGAATTAAATAGTAATTTTTACACTAATATGGTCTTTATAACTAAGCAAGATTATAAAGTAACTATAGTTGAGTATGTAGATAAAAATAATGTTTATATAAAATTTGAGAATAGTTTTATTATGAAAGTTAGACTATCTAATCTAAAAAGGGGGAGTGTTAAAAACCCTTACCATAAAGAAATTTTTGGTGTTGGATATTTTGGTTACGGTGACCATATTTCCTCAGATAAAGGTAATACTAACAAGCAATATAGAACATGGTATAATCTTTTGTTAAGATGTTATAGTGAAAAAACACAAGAAAAACAACCCACTTATAAGGGATGTAGCGTAGTAGAAGAGTGGCACAACTTTCAAAACTTTGCACAATGGTTTGAAAATAACTATATTGATGGTTGGCAATTAGATAAGGACATTTTAATCAAGGGTAACAAAGTTTATTCACCTGAAGCTTGTTGCTTTGTACCACAAGAAATCAATACACTTTTTATTAAAAACAATATTAATAGGGGTAGTTGTCCAATAGGAGTAGTAAAAGAAGGTAATAAATATAAAGCTTATTTAAAAATAGGAAATGGTATTCAGAAATATTTAGGATTGTATAAAACTATAGAAGAAGCGTTTCAAGCGTACAAAGAAGCAAAAGAAATATACATAAAAGAAATTGCTAATAAATGGAAATCCCTAATTTTAGATGAAGTTTACCAAGCAATGTGTGCTTACCAAGTAGAAATAACAGATTAAATAATGAAACAATGTGTTAAAATAAGATATACGGAAGAAGAGGCTTCAAATGAGCTGAGAAGAATTGTTGAAGTAAATGACTATAGAGTTTGGAAAGGCTTAACGCCAGGTCGTAAGTACTATTGTAAATACTGTGACTGCTACCATCTCACTTCAGCGATTAAACTCCAAAAATATAGCCCCACTTAGGGGCTTTTTTATTTTAACAAATCTTGTAGTGTTTCTATCCTTATCTCTAACTCTCTTACTTTGTCTTGGTTTACTCTCTTGTCTAGCTTAGCAGAGGTTAACTCTTTTAGTTGACTTTTGTAGTGGTTTAGTTTATCGAGCAGTTTCTTTTCCGCCGAATTAAAACCTTCTAAAAAAGACTGAATTATTTTATCTTGTGTCAAAGGAACTCCTTCCACATCTCTTTTATAGTACCACAGTGCTAATTGTTCTTTAGTTTCTTTCATTCTATCAATTTTAATATTCTATTTCTTTTCCACAAATTTGGCAGGTTTTAATATATTGTGTATGCCCATTGTCTCCTTCAGCTTCTTCCCCTGTCCAATTATCTGTATAAGTGTATATATCTGAAATCCAATACCTCGATTCCTTAAAAGCTGTACTACCATCATCTAAAGTGTGTTTACATGAATTTGTGTAAACTCTTTGCTCTTTTAAAATATTATCTATTTTGTTTTTTGCAACCTGTATCTTATCCTCTTCTTCCTTTATTTTAGAAGTAAATTCTTTGTGTGCATTCTCAAACCGTTTTATTTCTTCTAATACCATTTTATTTTTCATCTTCAAATTGTTTTAAATACTCTTCCACTCCTATTTCTTGTACTTTTAACCAATTCTCGTGCCATATCTGCTGTAGCACTTCATTACTTCTTAGTGTATTTAATTCTTTTACAACTAAAAATTCTTCTACATCAATCCATTTATTTTTCATCTATTCTATCAATTTTTTAGTCTTTGCATCAAATTTTAAGCTGTGTAGTGGACAAGTTATAACTCCATCAATAGGATTTATATTGCTCAAATCGAAACCCCTGTGTGGACATTTTCCTTTGTGAATACATTTATGCTTTAACTTTGAATTTTTAATGCGTTCCACAGATGTTCCTCCTGAATGATTTTCTGAATGTCTTATCAAATTAAAATACCTTGTTTCAAATTGTCCTTTTATAGGTCGAGTAGAATCTACTTGAATTTTATATTTTCCCAAGCTAGGTTGTTCTCCATTATACCTCATATCAGCATGATAATGGATTTCTCTTTGCCCGTTTTCTATGTCAGAATGTGGATGGTCAATAAGAGGTATTATTTTGTAATAGAAATTCTTTGTCTTTAATGAATAATCTTCTAAATCCATCCACAAATCTTCTTCATTTATATCTTCAAAAACTGCTTCTGGAATTATGGCACATAAAACTTTATCTTTTATCATCACCCCCTGTTTTTAAAATTTATTCCGCCCACTTTTGAACTCTTTCCTCAGTTTCTTGTGGAGTTTCTTCTATTATCCTTTCTGCTGTCTTACTTCTCATTTCTAATAATGTATTTAATTTGTTCACTAATTCTATTTGATTTTTCTACAAATTTTATATATTCACTGTGTTCTATTTTTTCCGCGGAAGAAGAATTAAAAACAACAGAATACGCACTATCAACCCAAGTCCCACAATTAGAAAAGTGAACTCTTTTACCATAAAACTCTCCACTGTTTTCTTTAAAACTTTCTATGTAAAAAACATCTAAAGAATCTCCAAAGACAATATCTTCTTTAAACTGTTTATAAAACTGTCCTTCATATTGAGACAAGTCTTCATTCAAACTGTCTAATATCTCTCCTACTGTTGTTTCTCTGCTGTATTTTTCTAGTTGTTCTTTCATAATCTTAAATCGTTTTAAATATTTCTAAAGCCTCTCCTATTTTTTTTGATATTTCAAGTTGTTTTTCCATCATAATCTGTTCTCTTTTGCTAGATTCATAACCTGAATAAGCGTAATGTGTCGAGACCTCTCTTTCAATAGTTTCTTGGGAGTGATTCCATACATTTCTAATGTAATTTAACATAACTTCAACGGTGAATTTACTTTCACAAGATTTATAAGCGTTTATATATGCTTCAATAGTTTTTTCATTTACTATTTTTCTTTTTACGGCGTAATCTAACGCTTCTACTTTTAAGCCATATTCTGTTTGTGTTATCATAATTTCTAATTTTATTCCACAAATATACAAGTTATTTTTATATTAAACAAGAAAAAGCGGAGAAAATTAATCCCCGCTTCAAATTAAAATAAATCAACTACTATTAGATTTTTAGGTTTTTTACCATATTTATCATAACTACCTACCGTTACAATATAATCTAAACCTTTAGAATTAGTGGTAAAAACTCTGTCGAAAAGTTTCCATATTTCAGCATTTGGAGACTCTATTGTAATATGAGACAAAGCTAAATATAATCTACCGCAATTACGTTCCTTCAACATTTTAGCTAAGCCTACAAATGTTGAGCCTCCTATCATTAAATCATCTATAATCAGCACATCCTTACCTCTAAAATCTTCTCTGTCAACAACTTGTACTAATTTTGATTTACCATCTTCATACTTTCGTGACTTAGAAGCTCCATATACTTCTCCTTTCCATTGTAATTTATCGGCTAACTTCATTAAAGGTTTAAATCCACCTGCATCACTTGAGAATAAAACCAAATTGTTTTGAAATTCTCCGTGTATACCTTTTCCATTATTGAAATGCTCAGAAAGAATTCTGCCTATAAAACCAAAGTTATCAATTATTTTTACACTGTCCATTAAACCTTCTACAAGTTCTCCGTTGTGAGGGTGAAAAACTTTAAAATCAGCTTTCATAGAATTTAAAAACTTACAAATTAGTTTTAAACCACTACTTTGATTTTTAGCAAATCTTCTATCAGCTTGTGCATCTAAAAGATTAGGAATTGTAACTGTTGGGGTAATTCCTAAATTATTTAAAGCATCCACTGTTTGATTTAAGTGCCACACATCTTCATAATTATTTAGTCTAAAAGTAAATTCTGATATGGGATGAACAGTTACATAAGAACTTCCGTCGGGATATTTAGTGATTTCCATCTAGTATTATTTTATTTGTTAGTCTAAAAGTACCCTGTTTGATTATGTAGTGACCAAATTTGTCATAAAATCTGAAATCTTGGGATTCATACTCGTGAATGTACCAACCGTGTTCTTGAAGTTTTAAGATATCGTCTTTTGAAAACCACTGATATAAATCATCAATATTATCAACTACCGAAATCCATCCTACAAGGTCTTCATCAAAATCCATTTTTAAATCGCTATTATTGCAGAAATTAAATTTGTCGTGAATAAACCCTGAAAATTCTCCGTCGAAGTGATACCATAATCCTTGATTAGTATCTGTATTTGATACTCTGTAGAATTTCTTACTTTTGTTCATAGCTCTTTCATTTTATTCAGTAATTCTCTCTCTGATTTTGGTTAACGTTGTTTGGTTATAATACTTACCATCTTTAAATCTAACTTTAAGTTGATTTTCTTCTGAATTAACTTCTGCTAATGTGGCTTGGTCTTTCAAATAATAATCTCCATTTTCATCTTTATAAACAACTGTTAACCCTTTTGCAGATTTTTTAATTCCGTCATCTGTAATAGGGTCTTTAAAGATTTCAACTATCTTACCATTTCTTTGTTGAGCAATACACTTTAAAGCCATCCCCCAAGTATCTCTAGTTACCATTTGCATTGAATAACTACCTTGTCCAAAGAAACAATTACTTGCCGCAAAACCTTTAGCTTCTAATCTTTCAAAGATTTGTTTAATATTATCTTGGTTGATAGCCTCACCGTAAATCATTCCAATATGGGAGTCTAATACTTTAAAGCCTTGCTCATTTATAGTACCTCCAAAAACGTCCCAAAGTAATTCAATGACACCTTTAATTTCAGAATGGGAGTATTTCACATTTGATTTCTTTTCCCAATACCAATTTGGTTCTCTTTCATTTCCTCCATTATCTCTTACATATTCTTTTTCAAATTTAAATACTTGTTCATTTTCAACTTTACAGTTGTTTATCCCACAAATAATATCCACAGGATTTCCTGAGTCAGGGCGAATAACCAATTTACCATCACGAGCCATGATAATATCTTTCAGTTTAGGTAAATAGTCTGTCAAAACTCTCCATAAATCAAAACTGTCTGATACTAAAGACATAATTCCATTAGGAAATTTAGTCAGTAAGTTTTTATAAATTTCAAACTCTCCTTCTACTCCCCCCGCAGTCATTTGTGAATGCTCACTAGCCCGAACTGAAAAGACAGGAGTTTCTGTTTCATCATAATAATGCTGAGAAGCTTTAATTGTAGGTAGACTATCAGAACCTTTTGATACAGAGGCAAAAGCTAATCCTGAACCAATTGTAGCATCTAATCCTGTTAAACCACGCATAGAAAAATCATGTAACATAAAATCAACAGCTCCTACATTATCTTTGTCGGTTCTTAATACTGCTTCTTTTACAATTCGTTTCATAAGTAAAACATTTGTAGCCGTTGTAAGGGGTTGCCATAAAAGATTACTTAAAATAGTTTCTATGTAGTTAGTAACCCAAGCAAACCTAATGTCTGTATTATATAAAAATAAAATAGGAATTTTAATTGCAGACTCTGTACCCTCATCCAAGGTTCTAATTTCTATAGGTAAATACCCTAAATCATGTAATTCTGAAATGTGGTTTGTATCGTAGTCTACACCAAGGTATGCAGAAAAATTTGTTTTAATATCTTGAATTACTTCTTCTTTATTTAGATTGAAGAAATTTTCATTAAAATGTTCAACAATAAACCTAATTGCATACTGATGTCCAAAGTTTAAAACTTTCCCATTATTGCCTTTTGGAGCATACTTATTACTTCTTGGAGTAAAATTACTGTATACTACTTCAGTCCCATCTTGATACATGTTAAAATGACCAACTTTGTAACCATCTGCTAAAAACATACTATTCATTCTCATTTTTAAAAATTTAATTATTTTATTCCACAAATATACAAACTATATTTTAAACCTGCAAAAGATTTATTATTTATTTTCAAAAAACAAAAAAACCAGAAGAAATTAATCAACTGGCTTTTTAAAGATGACTTACAGCTTCACTAAGGTTTAATCCTTTTCGGGTCTTTCGAGCATCCTGAGTCATCTTTGGCTTAAGTCTAATACGATGCTTTTTTCGACTTTAAAATGGACTGTCTTCTTCGGGAATATCAAATGCTGTATTCATATTGAAATTAGGAATTACAGGAGAGGGTTTTTCAAATACAGGTGTTTGGATAATATTTTTACTGCTAGGAATATTAGTTTCTTCTTTTGTAAACATTTGTTCTATAAATAAATCTTGTATATTTTTTTCATCCTTAACAGACCTTAATTTCAAATAAAAATAAAATGCTCTACCAAAAGGGTCAAAACTTGCTGTATTACCGCTCCCAAATATCTTATGTTCATCTAACCAATGATACATATCTTTTCCAAAAACCATAAATTTTTCTCTTATACCTAACTTCCAAGGAATTAGTTTTACATATAATACATCACAAAGTTTGAAAAGTTGGTCAGAACCGTAGATATCACTCTCAATAGGTCTTTGGTTTTTAGGATTATCCATTCTCAAAATATAGTTTTGGTTCATTTGGTTCAACACTATAAAGCAGATATAAGGGTGTATATTTTTTAGTCTGTTTACTTGATAAAGCAAGGCATCCATAGACTCTTTTTGAGAACCTTTTGTATTTAAAATGTTTTCTAAATTATCAATTGCTACTACTATTTTTTTTGTAGGGTTTTCTAATATTACTTTTTCAATATCTTGCCTAAAAGTTTCAGCATCTACTGGTTCATTTTGGTATAGTACATTCTCGGTTCTATTATCATCACAAATTTCTTTTAGTTTAGCCAATTGTTCCTCCGTAGGTTTTTCAAAAAGTATTTTACCAATGTTGTCCCCTGTACGTTGTGAAATATCTCTTAGGAGAAGTTTAAAGTGAGAGAGTTCCCAATTACAGTTTATATAAATTACATCTGTTTGTGTTTTTAAAATATGGCGTTGAATACGCTCCATATCATAGCTTTTTCCATGTTGACTCCTGCCAATTATTCCAAGGACAATTCCTGGGGTTAACCCTGATAATAAACTGTCATCTAAATGCACTATTCCTGTAGAAATGGGTCTCAGCTCTCCTGATTGGAATTTTCCTATTGTGATAACTGTTTCATCTGTAAGTTGTTTACCCGTTTTTAATGCCATTTAATCTTTTATTTTTATTTTAAAATATTGTCTTATCTCTTGTTCCTTCTGTTCCCAAAATTGGAATAAGACTGAACTATCAATATTATTTTTAAATTCTCCATAACGGTTCTTATTCTTGTCTAGAAAAATATTCTCTAGCTTTTTCGTGAACGGATATTCTGCTAAGAAGTATTCACAAAGGTAGAAAAATTCATGTAAAGATAAGTCTAAATGATTTCTAAGAATAGCTATGTATTTTGTGATAGCTTTTTTATTGCCTAGAACCCTTTCTTCATCTTCGTGGTTAAGGTACATTGAAAATAAATATTCTGCCATTTTTAAATCTCCCTCAGCAACTTCAGGAATATCCAAAGTGTTAAAAAATTCTAACCCTTTCTTTGACAAACGTATATTATAGTCAGGATTATCCCCTTTCTTCCCCTTTATACTAGTCAAGAGAGAAAGTGCCTCTAATCTCATAAAAACATCACTAGGGAGCTTTTCTAACACTTCTTTTTCAATTTGTTTTATTGCCAAAAGATAATATAAATCCTCGGGCTTTAAACCTTTACTGTGAAATAATTGGAAATTTAAAAACATCAATTTCTACTTTTTTAGGTGGTTCAACAACAGGTATAACTTGCGTAGGAAATAAATTTTTAAGTCCATCTTTAACTTCAAAACTCTTAACTTCTGTTTTTGTAGTCTCAATTACTTGGGATGGAAATAAATTCTTAACTCCTGAGTTGGTTTCATAGACAGTTGTAGTGTTACCTTGAGTTTCAATGATTTTTGATGGAAGTACGTTGCGCACACCGTTTACAGTTTCATATACTTCTACTCTTGTCTGTGCAAATAAGATTGTAGGAAATAGTAATAATGTTAATTTTTTCATAATTTAATTAATTAATTCGTCTATGTTTGTATCGTATTCTTCTAGTAGTGAGTGAAAATGGTCGAACACATTATCTGCTGTGTATTTTTCCTCGTTTTCAAGTTTTTTTGCGCGAATTGTAAATAAACTGTCAAATAACGTGACATCTTAAATGAGACCTTTTATCTTCCAAGTCGTCTAAATTAAATTCTAAAATAGCTTTTGCCATAAGTGAATTATTAGTATTATTTCTAAGATTATTAGTGCTATATAGGGTAGTATTGTCAGGTAAAATTTAATTTTTTTCATTTGTCGGCGAAATATTTAAAAGTATTAGTGTCATTATAAACCACCATCCTGAATAGTCTAGTATAAATACGACATAACCTGTCAAACATATAACTACTAAAGCGTAGATGTAGTAAATCAATATTGTGTAATTATTCATTATTAGTTTAAATCTATATTAGTTATTTCTATCCAACTTTCTACCGAGTCATAAAAAGATACTCCCTCTGTATCTCGCCATTCTAACCATTGTTCTCTAAATCTCTCTAGGTCAAAATCTTGTGGTAATACAGCAACATCAATTAAGAATGTTGAGCCTATCATAGCGTATTGAAGCCCTAAAATTGGATGATAGTATATATTCATTATTTATCTGTACTTCCGTACCCTCCTCTATTATTTTCAAAATCAAACTCTTCTACTTCTTCAAACTCAATATGAATAACTTCTTCTAAATAAACTTGCCCAATCCTATCTCCAACTTGATAAGGAAATTTAGGGTAGGTTAATACAATACCTCCAAACCCATCTACAGTATCGACATCTTCAGGTAAAGCCCTAAATCTAAAAGAGTATTCTTGCAGAAAATCTGCATCTCCAAGACCAGGGCTATTCTGTAAAATCCATTTAGTTTTTGTTAAACTACTTCTTGGAACTAAAATAAGACGGTAATTTGTAGGTAACTGTAATGCGAATCCTAATTTGCAAATAACCAAATCACTTTCAACCTGTTCAATTTCTGTTACTGTTACATCCCACCCTCCTGCTAATTCAGTTGCTTGTTTTGGAATTGTAGCATTTTCGTTAATCTTTTTAATTTTTACTTTCATTATGTATTTTTTAGTTTTATAAATTCCGCTAATTCTAAAATAACCTTCTCCGCATCTACACTGAGCTTACCTGAAATATAACTCAACTGCATTTGAAAGTCTTGTTGTCTGTATAACTTAAAACCTCTACCTAAACCATTTAAAAGATTTGCTTGTGTGTGGTCATCTGAATGAGCTATGTCAAACCCTATGTTTTCTGCTATTAATTCTATTGAACTTTTTATCATTTTTATAGTTTTTAATTCTTCTACAAATGTACAATTAATTTTCGGCAAAAACAAAAGAAAATTGAATAAATTTTTAAAATATTTCTGCATTTCTAATTTCTCTCTTTGCTACTAACTTATCTTCCAAAGACAAAACACTGTATAGTATTAACAAGTCCTT